TTCTTGTAGAGATTTGGAATTACTCTTGATGTATAGTATACACTAAAAAACTCATAAACCTTTTCCCCAAAGGCATTTTCTACTGCCTCGCCGCCAGGATGCTCAATAACGATCTGATTTGGAGTAAAGACAGTTTGACCATCTACCTCAAATGCAAGAACTTCTGCCTGATCTGGCTCAATAACTACTGTGATTTGATTCTCCATGATGTACGCCTTGTTTCTAAATGGAACGTTTGCCCCTGGTGCAGGAACCTTAGATTGAAGAAACTCTCCACTAATTGTAATTGTTCTAGTAGTTGCCTTTGATTGTAGTTGATATAGCCTGCCCTTCTTGTATCCTACCTGCCCCCACTCGTAAACGTGGTGTAAAGAGTCTGGGTTTCCTCTGGCTGCTGCATCAACATACCTTCCCAGGGCTTGCTCTGTGTATTCTGCAAGGACCGTATTAAACTCTAACTTATTCATTTCGATTCCGTCAAGAAATCCCATACCATATTCTGCGGTATTAAACAAATCCTTAATTGTTTTCTTATAATTAAACGTAAGCGAAATCATCTGCGTAAGCCTGCTTATCTGATCTGCCTAGATAGATTTTCCAGTATTCTACTTCATTCCAGGGGTTGATGTATGGTTCTGTGGCGAGGATATCAAACAGGGTTGGGTACCCCTCTCTTTCCCCTGCGCTCTCAGTAAAGTATGGTTCGCCAGTCAAGCCATTGCGTATGTTGGTGATTAGAAGGCTTGTAATGGGCTGTAGAAGGCCTAACGTATTGTATCGTATATCGTTAGGGGTGCGACCAATTAAATGGTCCTCGTACTCCCACAACTGCCCTTCTTTGATTGAGTTCTCTTGGACTGCCCCCATGTTATTAAAGTAGCACACAGACATTCTGTCGTAGTTCCAGTCGTGAACCTCCATGCCATAGTCGTCCTGCTCATACGTTGCTGCCCAGATATCACAGTACATGGGGAACTTCCAGGATGGTCCACCGCCAATGCACTCTCCTCCCCCAGGATTTTGACCACCACCTGGGTCACAAATAGGCTTGATTAGTTGGGGTGGGCAGTATGCCATTATAGAACCTTAGCCCTTCCAAGTGTTCCAGAATTAGTGTATCCTGCTAGAATTCTGTCCACCTGAACGTTGCCTGTTCCTGTGACAAGCAACTGAGAATTATACTTCACCCTAAACTGATCTGTCTGATACTCTGAAATGTATCTCTGACCATGATTAAATCTGTTACAAATAATATCATCAATCAAGATCTCTGTAGCGTGCCTAATGTCATTGGGAACTACTGTCCAGCCAAACTCTCCTACTACAACATAGTCCCAATCCTGTGGGAAGAATCCGATTGTGTCGTACTCTGACATATCCTTGTAGTTTGATACTGGAGAGTATGTGTAGTACATTCCATAGTGGGGAACAGAGTCTGACTTAGCGACGTAAGTCTTTACTGGCTTTGACTGCTTTCTGTCATACCTCGTAATTGGAGATGGTGGGCTACCCTGTGGTGGGTAGTCTCCTTTGTCAACGTACTTTGTGATAGCGGTATGGTCAGGTGAAGGAATGTAGATATCCTGATTTGACTCTGTATCAAACCTATCATAGATTAGTACGTTGTTCTCGTATAAGTAATTTACTTTACATAGTCTACCGTGGACTGGTAGGAAGTCTGCGCCCATTCCTGTGGTTTCTTGTAATTGAATAGTGTAGTAGAATCCACCAGTAATTGAGTCAATGATGTGACGAGCAAGAAGTTCTGCATGTGTCATATCCTCATCTGCGCCAAAGTATGGTCTGTAGATGTATAGAGTGTCAATGATTACTGCGTCATTGATTGTTGGATCTTCTGTTACCTCGTAAACGTGCAGAGAGTAGGCACCGTCATACTTACTGAAATGCTCAGATAACTCTACAACGATGCTACCCTCTGCGTCCGAAACAACTTCTTGCATAAAGATTGCTTCTGCGTGAGTATTGTACACAACCACAGCATAAGGAGTGTCTGGGTCAAGCCCGTCATAGCCTACCGTTAACGGGAATGGGGGCTTACGCAAAAGATTCATTTTTATGCGCCGTAGTGAGCCTTAATCTCTTCTGGGCTTGCTTCACGCACGCCTCTTAGACTTAGCCACTTATCGGCATCCTCCTTAGAAACAAAAGAAAAACCTCTGTTTAAATATCCAACTAAATTCCAGCGTAGGTTCTTTTCTGACCATAGAGCAACCTTGTTGTCCTTGCTAACATTCTCAGAAGTCTTTGCAGTAGCCAAGGCCTCTTTCTTGTTTGCGTAGACACGATCTGCTCCTGGGGAACCAATCTGCTCAGTTTCGCTTAGATTTAAACTACCTGGCTTTTGAGATGGTCCGTCTGGCTGTCCATATCCTGTTACCTCATTAGTAATAAGATTTTCGTTGGCCTCAGTCTTAGAGGGCTTGTCCTCTGTAAGAATACGGTCTAGAACCTCTGCCTTTGCACGAACACCCTTTAGGCTGATGCCCTTTTCGTCAGCATATTCACGCAATTCTTTGACAGTCATCTTGTTAAGATCTTTCATATTACTTCCTTTCGTCATAGTTCTATTATATCAGATATTACCCATAAAAACACTAATGGGGACGAGATATTTCCCGTCCCCACTAATGCGTGTGATGATCTTATGAGGTAGCCCCACCAGATGCATCAGCGTAAGCAACAGCGTCAAGTTCTTCCCAGGCAATCCCGAAACGAACGTAGACTGTGTACTCAATTGTGTCCTTCTTGGCAACGTACTCACGGTTGACCGTGATATCGCGCTGGAAGCCCCAAATACGGTTGGAGGGGAATGTTAGGTCAACATAACCCTCTGGGTAGTAAGGAACCTCTAGAACGTCTACACCAAGAACGCGGGTTGTTGCGGAAGGCCCGAAGGTCTGATCCACACCATCTAGGTAACGGTTTGTGTTACGCTCAGTACCACGAACTCTTGGATAGAATGCCTCTGCAATTGCGTCAGCGAGTGTGCCGTTATGTGCAACGATACCTGCGAATGCATCAGTTCCGGCATAGAAGCGAAGGTTGTTCTTGATAGCACGGTAGCGTCGTGGCATTGCATAGATGATCTCCTGCATTACCTCTGGAATCCACTCGTTATTGCTAACAGAAACTACTGCCTCGTGTGCCTCACCGCTGTTCTTGACCTGGGGAACGAAGCCCTCCATGATGGATAGGAAGGGATCGGATGAGCCCTCTCCTTCACCGTTAATGGCTAGATCCTCTAGGTCATTAGCAAATGCGTTGGTCATTAGACGAACAAGGTGGTCCTCAAAAGCACCTCCTTCAATGTTGTCCTCCAATGCCTCAGTTGTAACCTCCCAATCCAAACGGATCTTCTTGGTGGTTAGTTCAACCTTGGTGAATGCTGCACCAGCGTTTAGGTAATCACCGATACCCTGTGAAGCAGCGCGGATAACACGCTCACCAACATTTACCTTCTCAATTTCCATTGTGTTTGCACGCATGGTAACGCGACGACCGTCCTGTGCGAGAACGGTAGCGTCCCAGACGTAATCAATGAAACGCTGAGCCTGCTCAGGGTTTAGGATACCGCCTCCTGGAACGCCGCTTGGGTTAACACTAACGTTAAGATCGTTCGTGCCCATGACGGCAGTATTAGGGAGTACACCCATATCGCCCCATGGGGAACCGTCCCCGTAGGAGCCATAAGCGGGATCTACAGTACCATCGTAACTCCCATCGGGAACAACTGACCCTGGTGGGGTCTGAACGTCGTTTGGTGGATGGATGTTACCAATTGCACCTTGAGCCTGGTAGTGACCTGGGTTTGGATCTCCAATCCCGCCGTCACTTGGCTGATTCTTTTCTACAATCTGCTCTTCTGACATTGTATAATTCACCTCCTGTCTCTTTCTTTAGTTAAATAGGTCGGAAGTGAGGAAACGACCGCCCCATAGTGATTGTGCGCGAGCCTTTTCTACCTTGATAGGCTCCTGGACGACCTGACCAAGATCGCCAGACTTACGAAAAGCGGTTTCTTTTTCTACAGCAGTAACGCGCTTTCCAAACTCTGATTTGTCCTCTGCCATTTCTGATCTAACACCCGTGACCTGCTTGTTAAGTTCTTCTACCTTTGAGTTGAGAGCCTTAACGGTGTCAGCGAGAATGGATACGGTCTTTGTCATTTCTTCCATAGATGCCTTGGTAGTTTCGGCAATTTCTGAAATAACTTCATCAGCAGAAGTATCTGCTTTTTCAACATCGGCTTCTTGTGAAGGTGCTTCCTCTGCATCTTCAGCCTTCTCTACTGCCTCTTCCTCTTCCTCAGCCTTTTCGACCTCAGCCTCTTCCTCAGCCTTGGCAGTTTCTTCTACCTCAGCAGCGGGAGACTCTTCAGCCTTTTCGACCTCAGCAACTGGGGCCTCAGCCTCGTCGGACTTTTCGACAGTTTCTGTTGTGTTTTCTTCCATCTTGCTTACCTCCTTTTCACTTTTTACAGTAGAAAGAATTGATTTAATTACATCAGCCTTATCTACATCGTTGCTTTCAACGAACCCGATACTTTCCATGCCGCTGTCACACTTGGGGCAAGAAATGTTTGAGTCTTGACTTAACTGAACCAAGTTGTCATCAGCACAATAGTAAATGCTTTCAATCTGTGTATCGACAGCCAAGCCTGATGCTTGGCCTTTCTCAATACTGAAAACGTTTGCGTATTGATTTGCTGGATTGTCAACAATTGATAGTTCGATCAAGTCGTAATCTTTAATGACTCTAATTGTTTCTCCAACGTTATCGTCGTATGCATCCTCTGACTTATTGATTTCTCCACCAATGGAAAAACCAGTCAGGGTGCCGTCAAGAACTTTCTCCCATGTATCTTGCGCTCCCTTAGAGATGTAAGCAGAAACAAAAATTCCGCTGTACTCCTTTGCTGTTTCTGCATCGTAGTACTTCTCTTCTCTAAAGGATACTAATTTGCCAGCGGCAATGGGCTGGTGCATTTCACGGATGTTACCGCGAAATCTTTCAAATGCTTTTAGACTTGCGTCAGCAGGAACAATGTCACCCTGCTTGTCGATATTATCTAGGGTAGCAAAACCAGACACGGTTCTTTTCTCAACGTCCACCTTTGAGATGGGCATTGACATACGCATGTTGCTTTTGTCCATAGACCAAGTTGCCTTGTTTATATCCATAACATATCCTATTATACAGCAATTTTTATCAAATTGTTACTGTGAACGATTTCCTTCACCTTTTGGGTTGCGACCCTCTACTGTGGTAGGGCTATCAGACTCGTTTGCGTTCCTTTCTGATGCTCTTTCGTCATCATCCATTAGTTCATTACGAGCCTCCGCTTGACGCTGAGGTGAAAGTTGGAAGGGATCGTTTCCACCGTCCCTGGCGGGAAGATCCAGGACTACGCGAGCCTCGTTTGGAGTCATTACCTGTGTCTTAACGTAACGCTCTAGGATCTGAGACTGTGCTTGTTCGTCTGTTAGAGTGAGTTCCTTGAATGATAGTTTGACAATATCTGTCTTTTCTTTAATAATTTTATTAACAAACTTTTCGATCTCTCTCTGTGCTGGGCGAGTTACCTGCTCTTTGAATGTACGATCTTGTGCCAACGCAGCGGCGAGGCCACCTGTATCTACACCGCCCAACTTTGATAGTGGAACCTGATGTGCCATAAGAATATCGTCACGATTTCTCTGATGATACTTGTCAAATGATGCTTCCTGTACCTGATTCTCAACTGGCTTTAACTCAAACTCTACCTTGTTTCCGTCTGAGTCAGCAGGAAGTGGAACATAAAGAGTCCTGTGGTTCTGCCCCTTTAGGCCAGTCTGTAGGAATCTGAACAATCTATCTTCTGCCTCTGCGCTCAACTTTGCGCCCTTGACTAAAACAATGTATCGTGGTGTTGCCTTGTTCTTAAAGTAATCAATGTTGTACTGATCTGCAAGTTGGTCTCCCTGTAGTGACAAGAATGCAGCAATAATGTCTGGTACTCCATAAAATGTGTTTAGTGGTGAATAAGACTTAAAATGAATTACCTCGTTTGGTCGGGGATCTTCTGTAATGGGGTTAGGATTGGTCGCACCATAGTTCCTAAAATATACCACTCTGTTTTGAATAATCTGGCAATACCCGTCACGATGACGGCGCACTCTCATAGTTGTTGATGGAATATGCCCAACGTAACCGATTTCTCCTGTTGTAGTGCGACCAATCTCTAGATAACCATTTCCAGTAGACTCTAGGTCAACCATGACCTTTTCCATCGTGGTAGAGAAACTGTCGTCATCATTCATTGACTCCAGCCACAACTGCATCTCTGCCTTAACTCTGTCTACCTTCTTCTTTGCCTTGTCCTTCTTTTCTTCCTCCTCTACCATTGACATACGCAATATTACCTGATCCGTTGGTCTAAACTCATACCCAAGGCCAACGGTATTTGCTACTTTTGCGTCAACAGCAGCGTGATTGGCAAAGTTTGAATCGTAAAAGTTGGCAAGTTCATATAGGTTGTATGGTGGAGTAATAACATCAAACAAGCCATATCCATTTCTGTATACCTCGCCTGGATTGATTTGCTTGGTCTCTACATCCTCACGACCGCTTGATCGTGCGCCAGAAGTTACAGAGTACTGTCCTGCAAGCCTTCCGTATCTATCTAAAGGAACAGACTTAGCCTTTTCTGACTTATTTTCCTTATTCTCTTGCCTTGTTGTCTTTCTCTTAAAGTTCTTGTCTAACCCAACAAACTCTCTTAGTTCGTCCCATGACTTGTTGAATGGATCTGCTTCCGCAAAAGTATAGTCATTAGTGTCAAAATCGTCATGCTTTACATTAAAGATATTATCCATCTGCTTGTCCATGTCTCTTCATTCCTTGTTGTGCGTCGTATACTGCACCTAGGTCGTCAAGGTTTGGCAGTTCTCCCTGCTTCATCCTGTCCATCTGTTCAGCATATTCCTCGTCTGTAGTCCTCTTGATGCCAGGGTAGAACCATGCTTCTCCCTCTGGCTGACCGTGTGCCTTGGCAGCATCTCTAATCTGAGCAATTGCACCAAGGTCTCCCTTCATTGCTGGGATGTTTAGCATGTTGCCCTCACCATCATGGAACAGGTGTCCGTCAGGTAGTCTCCAAAAGTAGAGACCCCAGTCGTACATCTTTGGCATCCATGTGGCCTTTGACTTACCAATTTGCGCTTTTCTTGTATTACTCATGGTTCCTATTGTACCATACTATACAGATCTCTTGAAGTAATCGTACCACTCAATACCAGTATAACTTGTTAATCCAGAGTTTTCTATCGTTATTCCCTCGTCATCACCAATAACGTCAATATTTGTACCAATATATGTAGCAAAGATATCGTTGGGTTGGACACCATACTTCCTGTCAACACCGCTTCTCTTTACCTCGTCCCATGTACGATATGGCCCTGGGTCAAATCCCTTCCAGTACTGCCAATCAAAGTATGGGGTTTCCCTTCTTCTAACGTCCAACCACAACCTTTTGTAGTAAGTCTTTGCTTCTTGCTCAAAAGTCATTTTGTAAATAGATATATTATTAAACACCGCACCCTGCAATAGGTTGAGAGATCCTGTGTAGTAGTTGTTTTCTAATGGCTTATTGAAATAAACACCGACAACGGTCCACTTATTTAACTCTAATTTAGGATTGATTACTCTTTCACCATCCTGATAAAACTCAATAACTGATGTATTGTATTTACGTTGAGGATCTTCTACTGTAATCATTGCTCTTTGACCGCTGGCATCTGACTCAATGTTAAAGAAAAGGTTGCCTTCTTTCCAGTCTAACTCAAACAACTTCTTCTTTTCTTGTGGTGCAGCCTCTTCCTTGTAGTTAATCCATAACTGCAAAGACTGAATGGTAAACCTTTCTTGATTAGACTGATTGAATGGCATACTGATTCCACGATCATAGTCTGAGACAATGCCACCTACGGACTCAATGCCAGAGTACTCTGTCAAGTATAGGTAGGGAGTAGAATCTTTGTACATCATATAGGGGTTCTTTGTAGAATAACTGTAGTACTCCCCGATTCTTGAATATGGGTTCAACGTCTGTGAATACCTTGTTCCGATTTTATCAAAGCCATTCTTGGG